CAGCGTATCTTGCAAGAGAACGAGCAACTCAAGGGTAGCGCAGACAACAACCAGAAACTTCTTATTGAGCAAGCCAAGACGGTTGCCGCCAAGGAACTGGAAGAAGCCAAGCGCAAGTACAAGGCCGCTTATGAGTCAGGTGACGGGGACGCAGTTACTGCCGCCCAAGAAGAACTGATGTCAGCCAAGCTCAAAACGGAACGAATTAACAATTTCCGTCCCAGAGCTTTACAACCGCAACAAAATGCGGTACAACAGGTACCAATGCCCCAAGCTCCTGCGAGTGGGGCACCCAACCGAGATGAAAAAGCGGAGAGGTGGATTGACCGCAACCGCTGGTTCAACAAGGATCGGGAAATGACCGGATTCGCACTCGCAGTGCATGAGCGTCTGGTCGAGGAGGAGGGTGTAGACCCCCGCTCCGACACGTATTACGAGCGCATCGACGCTCGAATGCGCGAGAAGTTCCCTGAGAATTTCAGGGATGGCAACGGTGGCAATGAAAAACCCACACGTCGCTCGACAGTAGTTGCTCCTGCAACGCGCAGCACAGCGCCAAAGAAAATCGTGCTGACGCCTAGTGCGGTGAGCATTGCCAAGCGGCTCGGGATTCCACTTGAGCTTTACGCGAAGAAAGTCGCAGAAGGAATGAGGAACGAATGATGGCTGAGAACAAATTGACCCAACAAAATCGTGAAGATCGTGAACAAGTATCCCGTGCAAGCACGGCGCGTCCTATGACTTGGGCACCACCTACACTGCTCCCCGATCCACACCCTCAAGAGGGTTGGCAATTCCGTTGGATTCGTATTTCCACTCAAGGTCAGAACGATCCCATGAACCTCTCGTCGAAGCTCCGCGAAGGTTGGGAACCTGTACGTGCCGCCGATCACCCCGAGATTCAAATCTTTATTGACCCCACAAGTCAGTTCAAGGACAACATCGTCGTGGGCGGTCTGATGCTCTGCAAGACCCCAACTGAAATGGTTGCACAGCGTGATGCTTGGTTCCGCAAACAAGCGGAGTCCCAGATGCAATCTGTTGACAACAACTTCTTGCGCGAAAGCGACCCTCGTATGCCGCTCTTTAACGAGCGAACCACGAAGGTTACATTTGGCAAAGGTATTTAATTCAGGAGTCCTTAAATGGCTTATCCCACAGTAGATAAGACGTACGGCTTTAAACCAGTCAACCGACTGGATGGTCTGCCCTACGCCGGAGCGATCCGTCAAATCCCAATCTCTGCTGGCTATGCCACTGCTATCTTGAACGGCGACACCGTGTCTATTGACGCTAACGGTTACCTCGCTGCCAAGACCACCACTAACTCTGGTGATGCAGTTGGCGTTTTGGTTGGTTGTTCTTACACCAACTCCAGCGGTCAACCCGTGCAAGGTCAGTACTACCCCGCATCTACTTCGACTTCTACCGCATTGGCCTTTGGCTATGTTGTGGATGATCCGAACGCAGTGTTCCGGGTTGTGGCTACCAACGGTCAAACTACCGTTCCTACGGCGTTTACCCGTGCCATCGTTGGTGCAAACGTGCCTATGTCTGTTGCTACTGGTAACACCGTCACTGGTGATTCTTACTACGGCATCGACGGTACTGCCGCCGCTACCACCAACACATTGCCAGTTCGCGTTGTTGACGTTGTGCCTGACACTGCTACTGGCCCCGCCAACGCAAGTGCCACGACTTACTACGAGTTCTTGGTGAAGTTCAACCTGCACCAATACACTGATACCACAGGTATCTAAGGAGTAACACAATGGCTATTTCACGCGCACAACTGCTCAAGGAATTGCTCCCCGGCCTGAACGCTTTGTTCGGTATGGAGTATGAGCGATATGGTGAAGAACACAAAGAAATCTACGAAACCGAGACTTCTGAGCGTTCTTTTGAAGAAGAAACCAAGTTGTCTGGCTTCAGCGCCGCACCTGTCAAGAATGAAGGCTCTGCCATTCAGTACGACAACGCGCAAGAAGCATGGACTGCACGCTACACACACGAAACCATCGGCATGGGCTTCTCGGTTACCGAAGAAGCTATGGAAGATAACTTGTACGACAGCCTGTCGTCTCGTTATACCAAGTCGCTGGCTCGTGCTATGGCGTACACCAAGCAGGTCAAAGCCGCTTACGTGCTGAACAATGCGTTCAACACCGCAGTGACTTACGGTGACGGCGTTACCTTGTGTAACACTGCCCACCCACTGATCTCTGGTGGCGTTAACAGCAACCGTCCTACGACTGGCGCTGACCTGAACGAAACTTCGTTGGAAAACGCTGTTATTCAGATCGCTGGTTGGACAGACGAACGTGGTCTGTTGATCGCTGCTCGTCCCAAGAAGTTGATCGTTCCTCCAAGCCTGATGTTCGTGGCTACCCGCTTGCTCGAAACCGAGTTGCGCGTTGGTACAACCGACAACGACATCAACGCCTTGAAGAACAACGGCTCGATCCCTGAAGGCTATCGCGTCAACCACTTCTTGACCGACACGAACGCTTGGTTCTTGATGTCTGACGTGCCTAACGGCTTGAAGCACTTCGTCCGTACTCCGCTGTCTACCAGCATGGACGGCGACTTCGATACCGGCAACGTCCGCTACAAGGCCCGTGAGCGTTACAGCTTCGGCGTCTCTGACCCATTGGGCATCTTCGGATCGCCCGGTTCGTCCTAAGCACAAAGGGGGGAGTAATTTCCCCCCTTTTTGTTTGTTTTGGTGTATATTGACACCAACCGAGATTTTCGGTGTATCAGACAGGCTCGGCTGACCTCATGCAGATTGATACACCATAACGCATGTAAAGGAAATCCATCATGGGATTCGCAACTCACCTTGGCGCATGGTTGTTGGGTACTGTCAAAGACACTACTGGCACCACTGCTGACACAACTCGCAACACTGGCTCAACCATTGTGTTGCAAAGCAAGGCCGTAACTTACGCTGAAACCACCGCTACCAACTTGGCTGCATTGCCCGCTGGTTCGATGATTACGGCTGTTCAACTGTACGTGGACGCCACTGCGTTTAACGGTACATCCCCCACATTGACTATCAAAGTTGGCTCTACCACCATTGGTACGATCACGCCTACCAGCGGTACCGCTGGCCTGTACACCATGACTGCTACGACCACTGCCGCTAACTTGGCACTGATGAGCAACGTGGGCACGTCCAACGTGTTTGTGACCTACACCGTGAGCGGCACTTCGGTGACGACTGGTGCTGGTACTCTGGCAATTGCTTACACTGTCCGTGGCTCTGATGGCGTTGGCTATCCTGTTGGCAACCAAAACTAATTGATCTCGGGGGCTACGGCCCCCCTTTCTAAAGGAGATTGATTATGACGATGCAGTATGACGTTAAACAGGCACACACAAACCAGTCCGGTATTTTGGTACCGTTCCGCACTCGCGTTAAAGCCCTTGCTTTTGTTGGCACTGCAACTGCGGGGCAGTTTGTTCTTTTTGATACGACAACAGCCCCGGTTTCTAGCAGTGTGACCTATGCGCGTTCTGGCAACACCATCACCGTTTCAAAGACGGCGCACGGTTTATTGGCTGGGCAGACAATTGGCATTGACTTTGATTCTGGTACAGGTGGTTCAGCCACACCCGGAAATTACGTAATTGCCACTGCAAGCGCAAATAGTTTCACCATCACCGACATTAACTCTGGGACTATCACAGGTACACCAGCCGCTGTTTATTCAACTGGTGGTTGGTTAATGACCTTTGATATTGCCGCTGGGGACACGTATAACAACGGTCAAACTTTGCCCGGTGAAGGTTTGTTGGCGCAGAACGGTGTGTACGCCTACATGGTCAACATGAGCGCCGTGAGTGTGTTTTATGGCTGAAGTCAAACAAGCAACTCTCAGTGGTCGCAAGCTGTTCATTGGCATCCCTGCCTATGACGGCAAGCTCAACATCAAGACCGCATACGGTCTGGCGCAACTGATGCCAGAAGCGATGCGTCTTGGTGTGGCTGTGACCCTCTCTGATATTTCAAATTGTTCTCTCATCACGTTGGCACGTAATGCCCTCGTGCACGAGTTCCTGAAAACAGATTGCACAGAGTTGCTGTTCATTGACGCCGATGTGATCGTGTCCCCTGACGACATCCTTCGTTTGATGGCGCAGGGCGGCACACAAGACATCTCCGCTGGCGCGTATCCGCGCCGTGCGCGGGACAAGAAATTCTTCACTGACCTGTACTTTGACGAGAACGAGAACCTTGAGTTTGTTGGTTCTCTCATGCGTGTGAAGCGCGTGGGTACAGGGTTCATGTTGATCCAACGCCACGTCATCGAGAAGATGATTGAGGCGCATCCTGAGTGGGCCTACAAAAACGCTGATGGTGCTGTGCTCCATGCGTTGTTTGACTTTGGCATCAAGAACGAGCAGTACGTTGGCGAGGACTATTTGTTCTGCGACCGTGCTACCAATCTTGGTTTCAAGGTCTACATTGATGTGGACATCAGCTTGCCGCACGTAGGCACTGAATCATTCACCCGCAACTTCCGCGAGGAAGTTGTTATGCCGATGTTGGAGAACCTCCATCAGTCGCGCTTGAAGGTTGTAAATGGCTAAGAAAACTCCCTCACTCGCTATCGGTCGTGGAGAGAAACTCCCTGCCTCTAAAGGGGCGGGGTTGACTGCCAAAGGCCGTGCAAAGTACAACGCTGCAACAGGCAGTAACCTCAAAGCTCCCCAGCCCCAAGGCGGTAAGCGCAAGGACTCGTTCTGCGCACGCATGAGCGGTATGCCGGGGCCGATGAAAGACGAGAAGGGCAAGCCTACCCGTAAGGCTGCTTCACTTGCAAGATGGAAGTGCTGATATGGAACTGATGCTTTGGAACGTGGCTTTGACATTCGTGTCTGCATTGATCCTGATGTGGGTCAAGAGCGTGAACGAGGAGACGAAGCGCGTTCAAATTTTGCTGAACAAGACTCGGGAAGAAATGCCCAAGGAGTACGTCACCAAGGCCGATGTTCATAACGACATGGGTCGAGTGATTCAACGTCTTGATCGCCTTGATGCGAAGCTCGACGAGTTCATGAAGGAGCAACGAAGTGCCCTCGGTTAGCAAGAAACAACACAATTTCATGGCTGCGATTGCCCACTCGCCATCGTTTGCTAAGAAAGCAGGAGTCCCACAGTCCGTGGGCAAAGACTTTAACGAGGCCGACAAAGGCCGTAAATTTTCAAAAGGTGGCGACATGGCAACTAAAAATTTGAAGGCGATCTTCGCTGGTAAAGAAACCAAGGCAGAAGAAAAGGCCGAGAAAAAAGCAGTAGGCGGTTCCAAGACCGCATACAAAAAAGCTGAAATGAAGTACGAGGGCGAGGCCGCAATGAAAAAAGGCGGCATGGCTCGTAGCGGTAAATCCGCTTCTGCTCGTGCAGACGGTATTGCTCAAAAGGGCAAGACCAAAGGTAAGCTGCTTTGCGGCGGCGGTATGGCAAAACGCTAATAGGAGAACGATATGCCCGCACCAATGATGCCCCCATCTGGCCCTTCTTCCACCGCTGCTGGTATGCGTGGCTACAAGCCCCGCCGCCCCGGTATGACTATGGACGATGTGGTGACCCCTGAAATGCGTGCCAAACGTGCCGCAATGATGCAGGATGCCCAAGACCAAGCGATGCAACCCAAAGTGGACGCAGCGTACAACGCCGCACGCACTACCCCCTTCAAAAAGGGTGGCTCTGTGGGTTCCGCCTCCAAACGCGCTGACGGTTGCGCCCAAAAGGGCAAGACCAAAGGTCGCTTGGTGTAACCATGAGAGCAAGTCGCGGCATGGGTGCCGTCAGCCCTGACAAGATGCCCAAGGGCAAGAAAATCCTGCGTAAGGACGCTCTTGAACCCGTGGAAATCTTCCAAGCTGGTGGTGCTGTCGGTTTGTACGACAACATCAACGCCAAACGCAAACGTATTGCGGGTGGCTCGGGTGAGCGCATGCGTAAACCCGGTACCGCTGGTGCACCTACCGCGCAAGCGTTTGTCAATTCCGCTAAGACTGCGAGAACGAAATGACGACCACAGGCGTAGCTGATTTTGACATGAACTTCACGGAAGTCGCTGAAGAAGCGTACGAACGTGCTGGGCGTGAGATGCGCACGGGCTATGACCTGCGGACAGCGCGTCGATCCATGAACTTGCTCACGATTGAGTGGGCGAACCGTGGTCTGAATATGTGGACGATTGAGCCGGGGACATTGAACCTCGTGCAAGGTCAGTTCTCGTACCCCATTCCGGTGGATACGATTGACCTGTTGGAGCACCAGATTCGCACACAGGCAAACAGCCAGTCGAATCAGGCTGACCTCACCATCACACGTATCAGTGTGTCCACCTACGCGACAATCCCAAACAAGTTAACTCAAGCCAGACCGATTCAGGTTATGGTGCAGCGTCTGTCTGGGCAAGAGTCTCTCACCACCACGTTGGCGACTTCAATCTCTGACGCCGATACGACCATCGTGTTGACTGACGCTACGGGTCTTCCTGCGTTTGGGTTCATCAAAATTGGTGACGAGTACATCAACTACTCCTACATCACTGGCAACACGTTGTACAACTGCTTCCGTGCACAGAACAATTCTGCCGCCGCTGCGCATACTGCAACTGCCAATGTGTACTGGGCTGAACTCCCTGCTGTGACTGTGTGGCCTGTGCCTGATCAAGGCACGGTATCGACACCGTATTACCAGATGTCTTATTTCCGCATGCGCCGAGTACAGAACGCTGGCTCGGGTGTGCAGACACCAGACATGAACTTCCGCTTCTTGCCGTGCCTTGTGGCAGGTCTGGCCTACTACATTGCAATGAAAATCCCTGAAGGTGGCCCTCGTCTTGAGATGCTCCAAGCCGTTTACGAGCAACAGTTTGCTCTTGCCGCTGGAGAAGACCGCGAGAAAGCGCCTGATCGGTTTGTGCCACGTCAGTACTTCATTGGTGGCTGATCATGGCAAATAGGTTTGCTTCAGGTAAGAAAGCGATTGCCGAGTGTGATCGCTGTGGCTTTCGCTTTAAGCTCAAAGACCTGAAGAAGTTGATCATCAAGACCAAGCAGGTTTCGATCAAGGTGTGCTCAGAGTGCTGGGAACCAGATCAGCCGCAGTTGCAGTTGGGTATGTACCCAGTGGATGATCCGCAAGCGTTGCGGGAACCACGTCCCGATCTGAGTTATACGCAGTCGGGGTACACCGGATTGCAGTTGCTTCCTGACTCCACCGCTGACCAAGATGGTGATGGAGTACCGGGCGAAGGTAGCCGTGTGTTCCAGTGGGGTTGGAACCCTGTTGGTGGTTCGCGGTTGAATGATGATGGCCTGACACCAAACTACTTGGTATCGGTGTCAGAAGTTGGTACAGTAACAATTGTCACGACATAAGGAGTCAGACATGGACAAGAAAACAGTCAAAAAGATCGCCGATGTTGAGGCGAACAAGGCAGTCAAAGGCCACGAAACTAAAATGCACGGTGCAAAGAAGATGAAGGCTGGTGGCCCCACTTCTATGGATCGCAAGAAATTTGGTCGCAACCTCTCTCGCGCCAAGAATCAGTCTGGAGGCTAATCATGGCTAAGTTCAGCAAAAAGATGATGGGCAAAGAAGTTGGCGATGCCAAAGTCTATGCCAAGCCACACACGATGGATGGCAAAGAGGTGAAAGCCTCATCTACTCCCGGCTCTGGCCCTAACCGTAGCAAGCTCGACACCGTGGACATTGGCATTGGCAACATCAGCAGGTCTGCTGGTGAGAAGCCAGCCAAGACTGACGGCATCAAGATTCGCGGTACAGGCGCAGCTACCAAGGGCTTGATGGCCCGAGGCCCAATGGCGTGAGGTTGATATGACGTATACCGAACTCGTTACGTTTGTGTCCGACATCTGTGAGAACACGTTTCCCACAGACGACATGAACATGTTCATCAAGCAAGCAGAGCAGAAGATTTACAATACTGTTCAGCTTGCTTCGCTGCGCAAGAACGTGACGGGGACAATCACATCGGGCAACAAGTATTTGTCTGCTCCTGAAGATTTTCTGTCGGTCTACTCCATTGCTGTCTACCCCCTATCAGGTGCAAATGCCAACGAGTACACCTACTTGCTCAACAAGGATGTGAACTTCATTCGTGAAGCGTACCCCAAGGCCACTGACACAGGTGAACCCGCACACTACGCCATCTTTGGCCCCAACTCCGCGATGCCCAATGAACTCACGTTCATCATGGGGCCAACGCCCGATGCTACGTATGGCACCGAACTCCATTACTACTATTACCCCGAGTCTATTGTCACTGCCCAGACCACTTGGCTGGGTGACAATTTCGATTCTGCTCTCCTCAACGGCACGTTGGTGGAAGCGATTCGTTACATGAAGGGTGAGGCCGACATGGTTAATCTGTATCAAAGCATGTATGACCGTGCAATGATCCAGTTGAAACAGTTGGGTGATGGCAAGCAACGTCAGGATATGTATCGTGATGGTCAAGTTCGTGTACAGGTGGTCTGATGTCTATTCAACAAACACTCACCACCAGCTTCAAGCAACAGATTCTGCAAGCCCAGCAAGACTTGTCTACGGACACTCTCAAG